GTGAGGGGGGAAGGAGTTCGGATATCTTGATTAAGATGCTGAAGGGAATAAACCGCCCTTCGGGTGAATTTTGTAGTAAAACGCCAACGCTATTTGTCCAGTTTCTACTATACGTCTTCGTTTAGTCTTTAAGAAGAATAAATCCAGAGACGCAGATGGTGTGTGACGCATTCTCTTGAATGCCCCACTGTCTGTAAGGTTATGATTTCCAGAGTCAGTGATGACCCCTGGATCTGCCTGAAGTTTATGGTGGTATAGGAAGGAAAGAATGAGTGGGTGAAGGTCTTCACTATAGGATCCATCTTCGTTAAGTAAGAGAGATGCAGAAACCTCTACACCGACCTTCGCAAAGGCGAACACAAGTTCGCCTAAGTCATTAAGGGGGAGCACAAGGAGCGATCCTTGCAACTTCGACCTTGAGGTAAGAAGAGAATACATATCTGACTGTTGCTCAATTAGGAAACGTTTTAGCTCCACAAGAGTGGACGTCCTACTTTGAGTACACCAGGGCCACGAGTTCCCCCCACTTATTAGGTCTCTAAACCCTATCAAAACAGAAAGAATATCACGGTTAGTGATACGATAAGTATTTATTGCCCAATGTTCTGCTAGGATCCCGGGTACCTTCCACCTTTGGTACAGAGCTTCAATCAAGGCCGGTAAATGATATACCGAGCCCTTTGCACTCTGTAGCATAGTCAGTGGAATGGGTGACAGTTCAATACCCTCTGAAAATAAACGTTTACAAAACTCTCCGGCTGATTTTCCAGGTGAAACCAAGGATTTTGAGAGGTTGATTTCAACATCAATTTCCCCCAAAATCTTATGGTATCCCAGCGCCACATCACTATCCCAAATTACTACATCGTCACCAAGAATCTGGTAGTCCGTAAAGGACCACAGTCCCTTATAACAACTACATACTTGAGATGCAACATATTGTATCAGCAGGTGATGAGTTATGGAAAATGTTACCCAGGACGAGTAGGCCCCAAGCGGTTGGCCTACCTCCCACTTGATCTTTTCTGGAATCTCTTCCATTTTACCTTTGGTACCGGTCTTGATCCGGCTTACGGCGAAGTCTCTTTTCATTAACTTCGTCCATAGGTCTGCTATAGTACCTCCAAAGAAGCTTCTTATAACTTGAGTCTGAAGGGAGAGTGGGAACCTGTCAGTAGCTGAGGATAAATCATAAGAATAACAAGATTTACCCTGTGATAACTCCATCGCCCTTTTGAAGCCTTTATTTTGATCGAATGTACTATCCGTTGGTAACCTAGAGATGAATTTCATCATCGCGAGATGCAGTACCTTCAGAGCTTGTTGGCTCCAGAAGTCCACAATTGCGATTACTCTAGTCTTACCTCCGTTCTCCTGAATAAAACTTAATTTTCCACTCTTCAGAGGGATGTCCTTAGTAGGCTCAAAGCCCGACATCCTGTCGAATGATGGTAGGAGGGGGTGACTGAGAGCAGCTAATAGCTCTCTCACCGTTCCCAAATGCCCCTCGTTTGCCAGTGCTGTCGTGTCCAAATGAGAAGATAGAACACTAGGACCGTTCGGTCCTGCAACGATACTGTACGATGCGTCATATTCTTTAATCACGTTACGAGGTAGCGGTTGTAAATTTTCCGCAATGAAACCTCCAATCTGAGTTTCCACACCGATTGTATCCTTCTTCCTCCCACTTGTTATGGCACTCAACGTGCCATAGTCTACTGGAAGTGTATACAAGGTATGAATTCTGAGTAGGGTCAACGCGACCCTCTTGGACCACTTGTCCCCTTGTAATAGGGGGAGAAATGGGATTAGTACCTTGGGTACCCCCTTCGCGTTAGCCTTTGTAAATGGGATTGGCTCAAACGGAACACCAAGAGAAATCTTCACGGCTACTACATAGTAGGCCTTGAATTTCGTGATAGCAGATTTTAAGCCCTCATTTGATCCGAGGGTCTGGAACTGTGAAGAATATTGTTGAAGGAGTTGGCTGGTTTTCCCGAGATTGACTCTCGAGTGCTTACCTACAAAGATTACTAGTTGATCCAAGATATCCACTAATGTGTTTATTTTGTTTTCAATTTGGTGCATGTTTGGTTCTTAAAGAAGTAGTGTGGCTCTCAGGTTTCCCCTGCCTCACCCAACTGCCGGTACAGGTCTTTGTAATCCCGTTAAGATAGGAGAGTAGAGATAGTTAGAAGGATCTTAAGGATGGCCCTTGAAAGGGG